TCAATAAGGGACATAATTTCTCGACGTAATTCAACATCAGGCCAACTCTCCAAGCGTAAAGCATAAGCACGCAAAAGAGTCCATCGGGGATCATTAACTTCACTGCCCCACATGAGAGAACATAGTACCTTCTCACGTTCAGGTTTTGGTAGCCACACGCCCTGTATGTTGACAAAATCTTGTGATAAGAAAGAAACATCGGACAAAGCACGTGGTTCTTCACAAGGTGTCTTAGTAGTCACCCCCATGGAGGACCACACAGCAGCAATCCCCTTAGGGTTAAACCACTTAACACATCTGTCGGAGACAGTAAAAGTATTATCATCTCCATTCAAGGCAGCTTCCACATTACTTAAGAAGCTAGCATAATTGGCACACCCTTCATTACCACTAGTAAGAGCCAACTGTATCCAAGCATATGAAAACAGCCTGAATAAAATCATAGTGTTATCAACAATCGTATTGGCAGAGCCACTCGGATTACCTGTGAATTTTTGATACACCATACCATCATCCATCACAATAACTGAATTAACAATTTGGTCGTAAAGATTAGCCAATATTTGCCAGTTATCATCGGACTTATCAAATTCTGCATACATGGCCCAGCGTATATCTCTTTGGCCATACATAGCATCACGAAACAAAGAAGAATCGTAAGCTGATTCATCGAGCTCAAATGCGTTGGGATGCACATTTAAACGCTCGTAGAGGTGGTGGAACCCTTTTGAAAATTTTGAGGTTCCTACAAAAGACCATGTCTTATTAGAAGATTTATAAAATTTTTGATTCATATCTAAACACTGTTGGTTCAAGGCAATACCATGCTCAACAGGAGATCCAGTAAAAGAACGAATTGAGTTACTTTTGATCTTTGCAATGGGTCGGAGTTCAGCTTTTAACGCTCCTGTCCATAATGCCACACAAGGATTGGTAGTACTTAAAGAAGAATAGTACCGCTCATAGTATTCAAAGAACATGCTAGACAAAACACACTCACCTTTATTTTTGAAAACTAAAG